GTCCGCCTTCGCCTCGCCATGTGACGACATAGTCGGACGGACCAGGGATCCGAACCCAAGCCGGCGCGACCGACGACAACAGCTTCGCGCGCGAAACCGGGCGCGTGATGAAGTCGAAGATCCATGGTTTTTCCATTGGAATTAACCCGGCGCCTTCGACGTCGACGAAGCCGTCGTCCTCGATCGTGTTCGTCGTAGTCCGTCCGCCGCCCCAGGTTCGAAGAAACCGGTTTTCCCGGTGATACATGTCGCGCCCGCTCGCCTTCACGAAACCGGTCATGTTGACGTTCCTCTGTCGCCGTCAGGTTCAGCCCGGAACACGACGACCCGATCCCAAGGCTTGAAGCAAGACCCGAGCTCGCAAAACCATTCTCGAGGGTGCGAGCCTTGCGCGTTCCAGGCGGCGATCGCCTTCGTCAGCATGTCCGCGGGCGCCCGACATGCTGGATCCGTCGGCCTGGGCCCATACTTGCCGATAGGCCAATGTCCGCACGACAGCCAAGACCGAAAGCGTCCCGCCCATCCATCCGCGGTCGTGTCTTCGAACGCCTGTTTCGCCGACTGTTCAGCGCCGGCCTTGCGCGCTTGAGCTCGAGCGATCGCCGGCTTTGTGAAGTAGTTCGGGGAAACCCTTTGAAGGTCCGGCTTCCATCCGCCGGCGAGCCGGGCCCGTATCACTGGCAACATATCAAGATCGAAGTCGACGCCCTGATCCTCGAGCTTGTTCAGGTCATCGATGAACCGGGCGTGTTTAGGATCCGACGTCAGGGAAAGCCCGACTTCCCGACAGAACCGTTCCGCCTTCGAATGACAATCTTCCAGGGACGGGGGCGATCTTTCTTTCTTTATGGAATCTGGAATCTCGCGCGCGCGCGCGTCGCGGATGGCCTGATTTTCGGTCATGTCACTGATTTCGCTGGATTGTGTCTCAAAACCAGCCCGTTTTGGTGCCACTTTAAGTTCGATTTTTTCGGCAGATTTACCCGACTTAAAGTCCGATTTTTGTCCCCCGTTTTGTTCTCCTTTGCCGTTTCGGGCGCGGATTTCGTGTTCGGTCCGGGCGTTGAAAAGACGTCCGTCGGGTGTCCGGATCAGCTTCCCGGGAAGGTGTAAAAGCTTGTCCCGGATCAGCTTGAATTGACGGGTCGAACAGCCGGCGATCCGCGCGAGTTCCTTCGCGTCGTCGTCGATCGGGCCCGACCGGTCGTACATCATGTCGATCAGCGTTCGATAAACGCCGGTTTCTTCGGCGGTCAGCACGAAACAGCCGCGAAGGAAGTCCGACGGATAACAGCGATACCAAGATCCCCCGGACATGGTCAGCCCTTCCCGCGTTTCCGAACGCCGAAGCCCGGACGAAACTTGACCCGCGCAAGGTGGGCGCCGCGGTCGACGACATACGTCCGCAAGGCGAATTCCACCATTTCGGGGAATGTCATCCCGAGCCAATTCAGTTCCATAAGATCCGCCGCGATCTGGGCGTCGACCTTAACGACCCGCGGGCGCGGCTTCGGTTTGCGTTTCATGGTTCAGAGCCTTGGAAATGTGAAGCCGGGCGGCCGCGGAAGCGCCGGGCCCGGAACGACGGCGAATTTTTCGAAGAAATAGGACGCTGACCCCGCGTCGTAGTTCTTCCAATCGCACGCGAATGCGCCCGCCGCTTCGGCCTCGCCGCGGTCGAGATAGCCGGGGATCGCGAGCGTCCGCCCTTCCCCGATCAGGACCAGAACCCAGGTCACGCGAAGCCCCTACGGAAGCCGCCCAGCGTCCGGTAAGGCATCCCGCCGCCGGGCGCCGCCTTTGTGCTCTTGCCGGCGTGTGGGCCCGTCAGAAGCGTGATGACGCGCCAATTTTGGCGGAATATCTCGACGCGGATCCGGCCGTCAGTGACAAGGCGGGACACGCCCTCGCTGTCGAGCGGACCATAGGGTCGTGACATGGGACAGCGGACGCCGGCGATCGCCGCGTTCTCGATCAGCTGGAAACAGACTTCGGCGAGATTCGTGACTTTGTGTCGGGTCATTGGAGCCCCTCGCCAGGAAGGAACGGTTCGAAATCCCCGCGCGCGATGCCGCGCGCGATCTGAGATTCGACCATAAGCTGAACGACCGCCTGTTCGTCCGGGTGAAGCGGGCCATTTGATTCGGTCCATTTCGCCGTGCGTTCTATTCTTTCGGTCAGGTCATTGACCCCGCTTATCAGCGTCCAGCCCGTGACAATTTCCCGAAAACCCTCGCGCATATTTACCCCCTGATTTCTGGAACCCCGAAGTCGATCGCCGCTTGTGGCCCGGATGACTTCTCGCCGGGCGCGGAATTGCGGATGACGGACGACCGAATTTCGACCCAGGCGGAAACCATGTCCGTCGGACCGTGGCGATTCTTGGCGACGTCGATTTCGATCAGGTTTCGATCGCGGTTCGCGTTGAATTCCGCGGTCGCCTTCTGTTCGGTCGACCGGGCGTTCCGGATCGCCTGTTTCGCGTAATATTCCGGGCGGAACGGGAACAGCACGACGTCGGCGTCCTGTTCGATCGACCCCGAGTCCCGAAGATCCGCCAAGCCTGGGTGTTTGTCGTCCCGCTTCTCGACGTCGCGCGACAGCTGGGACAAGAGGACGACGGGACACTTCAGGGACTTCGCGAGTTGCTTCGCGGATTTCGTTATTTCGGACAGTTCGTCGACCTTGCGGCCGCGGTATCGATCGGACGGGTCGATCAGCCCCAGGTGATCGATGATTATGACGCGCCGGCGCCCGTGTTCCGATCGGGCGGCGCGAGCTCGAGCAAGCCCGGCGATTTGCGCCATAGTCAGGCGATCGCGGTCCGTTATGTGGATCGGAAGCGACCCGAGCTCTTGCCGCGCTTCCATGGCGCGTTGCCATTCGGCGTCAGTGAGGCTTCGGCCGCGGCGATGGTGCGACAGCCGATTGTAGGCGAGCCCGCGGGCGCCCTTCTCGATCGCCCTGTCGAAGTCGACATCGCATATGACCCGCGCGGCGCACTCTTTCCCGGACATTTCGAGCGAATACCAGTCGGCGAAGAACCCGGCGCGCGCCGCCTCGAGCGCAAACTTCCCGCCCAGGATCGACTTTCCCATTCCGGGACGGCCGGCGACGATGATCAGGTTTTCCGGGAACAGACCGCCGATGATTTCGTCCAGCGCGTCGACCCCCGTCGGACAGGCGACCGACCTGTCGGCGATCGAGGCTTCCTCGAGCTCGCGAAACATTCGATCGGCGGCATCGCCGGCGGATTGCGATCGATCGGCCGGTTCGCTTGCGGCCGCCGCGGCGTCGAATATCTCGACGATCGGCTGAAGCGCGTTCGCGACCGAATAGCCCGGCGACAAGATCGCGTCCTGGACCATGCGACAGGCTTCGAAGGCGTCCCGCTTCAGCCGCCATTCGGCGATGATCCTGCAATAGTCCGGGACGTTCGGAAGCGCCGGCGCGGCGCGCGCGAGACTGACCAGATATCCTTCGCCGACGATTTCGATCGCGGGATCGAATTTCATGGCGGACCGAAGCGTCAGCGGCGTGACGACCCGGCCGGCGTCGTGGTCTTCGAAGATCTGGGAAATGACCCTTTGATGGAAAGGATCGTACATGTCCCAGGCGACCAGGGATCCGCGCGCCCGATCTATCTGGGTGTTGTCGACCATCAGCGCGCCTATAAGCGCCTGTTCCAGATCGACGTCGTACAGCTGGGGCGAGGAATCGCCCGGTGCTGAAATATCGTTCAAGATTTGGCCCCGCCCCGTGCTGAAGGCGAAACCGCCGGCGATCCTCTGACCAGCACGTCGAAGGACCGGCCGGCGATTTCAGCGATTAGGTAAAACCTTCTCGCGATTCCCATGTCGACCGATAAACTTGAAAAGATCAAGAGAACGAATCGCTATTCGCGGGGATTTCTTTCGGCGTTCGCGAAACGTCCCCGCCTTTTCCACAAACAAAAAGGGCGCCCGGTGATCAGATCGGGCGCCCTTTTCGCGGCGGCACGCATAGCCCCAACATGGGCCCGGATTTTATATCAGCCCGGCGGAAGCCCGGCCAGCGGCGCGATGATCCAGGAAAAGATCAGATACCAGCAAACGGCGGCGCCGATCAGGCAACAGCCGAGCTTCGTCAGTTCGTGGTCCGGGTGCATTGGTTTCCCCTTTCAATCAAAGGCGCCGATCGGCGCGTGATAGTACCCTTCCGGGCGTTCAGGCATGACGGCGCGGACTTTCGAGAGCTCGAGCCCGCGGGCGTAGCCCTCGAGATAGTCCGGGTCGTTCGATTTCTGGATCGCGCCCCGAAGTGCGTCCAGCGCGCCGTCGTTCCAGCGATCGGCCTTGGCGTCGTCGTCCCGGGTCATGACCGCCCCGCGTCTTGAATGTGTTCCGCCATGACGCGGACGATTTCGCCGGCGCCGGCGTCGACGTCATATTCGGCCTGTAAAGCGCGGTTGATGATGACGGCGGCGACCTTGCCGAGCCCGACGCAATGATGACCCGGGCGCCCCGTCGGGAAGTCGAACCTGACCCTATGACCGATCGGGAAAAAGGCGGCCGTCGCCCGGCGGTCGTCGGTTTCCGCCGGGACAAGCCTGAAATACCAATCGCCAATAAACGGCAGCGTATAGAGCAAGCCGCGCTTACAGCTGGGACAGGTCCCGACGTGATCCGTCGCCTGGGTCTTGGTCAGATCCATCGCGTCGACGTCGCCGCCGCGGAACATGGCGTCGAAATAGTTCAGGCGGTGCGCGCAATTCGGACAGTCCCGAAGCGACGACAGGATCCTGAGAATATACAGGCGTTGCTTTTCGATCCCGGTCATAAACTGGGCCCGCGGATCGGCGAGAAGTTCGGAATTTTTACGGTGTGCCATTGGATTCCCCTTGTGTTGAAAGATCGGCGAGCCACTTGACCAGCCAGTGTTCGAGGGACGCGCCGGTCGTGCCGACCGGGATCTGGATATTTTTGATCGGCGGCCGCGGACGACGCTTGTCGAAAGCGGACCATTCCCGAATCGCCTGGGTCGCCGCTTGGTCGACATATGCGACGACCTTCCGATAGCGCGACGCCCAGGCGAAGGCGGGTTCACGGCGAAGAAAGACCGGCTTCACGACGCGCGCCCCCTCGCCGGCATTCGTTCGTGTCCATGGGCCTTAGCTCCCCATGCACGCGAAGACATAGATCGTGTCGGCCGGCGTTTCCTCGCGTTCGCCGATATCCTTGGCGAGCTCCGCGGACGTGAAGGCGGCCGAGTCGAGGAAGCGCGACGTCCAGGTCTTTTCGTCGTCCGACAGCCAAAGCCCGCCGTCGCGCGTCGTGAAAACGTGAAATGAGAGGATATTCATTTTGGGGTTCTTTCCTTCTGACCGTCCCATATCCCCGATGGATAGGCGCCCGGTGTTCCAGCGAACCCGGGAACGATACGCCCGGAATTCTAAGTTTACAAGTTTAATTCGGCGTAAACGACGACGGCCGGAACCCCTTCGGATCCCGGCCGTCAAGGCGAGAATATCGCGACACGATTATTTAGGCGACCGGCTTCAGGTCCATTTCGAGCGTGTCCTTCCCGACGTCGCCCTTTTCTTCGTCCCGAACGACGGTGAATTCGCCGCCGCCGACGACCGACTTCAGCAAGTCCGCCAGCGCGAGCATAAGACTCGCCGGCAAACCGGCGTCCGGGTTTTTGCTGTTCTTGCCATGGACCCGGTGTTCCCGGGCGATCCTGACCGAAACGACGCCGTCCCGGCCTTCCTCGATGACGACCTTCCGGACCTTCGTTTCCCCGGACGCGATCGCGTCCTTCGCGGCGGCGTCGCCGGCGAGGAATTTCTTGACGTCAAACTTCCCTTTGCTGTCGCGCCGATCAGCGGCGCCCGGCATTTTCCGACTCATTGCTTCGTTCCTTCTCTGTTGCGGCCGATTTCGAACCATCCGCCGCGGCGCGCGCCGGCGAATTCCATAGGTATTGCGTCCCGCCCAGCTGGGTCAGGCGCCAAGTTGAAACGCGTTTACCGTCGACTAGGTGAAACTTGGGCCCGGATCGATAGACCCGCCGGCCGATCGATCGAAGATACATCACGGCGAAATAGATCGCGTCGGTTTCCGGGGACCGCGCCGGCGCGCCATGACATTCGGCGCGCGAAAACAGCATGGGTTCGGGCGGCCGCCCGCGGTTCACTTGAACGCCCGCCGGATCAGATCGCGATCGTCGGTCTTGTGGAACAGATAGCGGCCGTCCCCATACGTCGCATAGCGGCCGCCGTCGGGTTCTTCGACCGTGATCAGAAGCGCCGGCCCCGCGTCGCGGCCCTTCAGGTCGACCGCCCTTAAGCCGGTGTCCTGGACGTCGACGACCTGGACGACGACGCCGTCCCGCGTCCGGTAGCGCGACCCGGCTTCGATCCAGGATCCGGACGGAAGGCGGCCGCGGGTCATGGGATCGGCTTACAGGCGGAAATCGCCATGATCCGGAAGTCGCCGTCTTCCAAAAGAATGAAACAGGGTCCGCGGTGTTCGTCATTGTAGGACCCGACGATTTCGCCTTCGCCGCGGACGGGTTCGGGTTCGGGCGCGTCGGCGTCGTAATAGTTGTCGGACCCGGATCGCGGGTTCCACTCATAGCGGATATCTGTCATCGTCCCATTTCCCCGAAAAGCCCTGTCCCCTTCAGCGCATAGTCCGGCGTCATACAGGCGATCGCATAGTCCAGCCCGGCGAGCGCGTCCGCTTCGTTGTCGTCGTTCGGCTTCCAGCCGCGCGATCGCGCCTTCACCTTCGTCGCCGCCTTCTTGGCCTCGCGTTTCCGCGGGACGTTCCCGGTCCCCAGGAAGTGAGTCAGGATTTCGCCTTCGTTCGCTTCCCGAATGTGGCGGATCTTCAATCGCTGGGCGGCGAGCTCGAGCGCCGGCGGCAGCGTGTAGAGCTTGCGACAGGTTTGAAGGGACGTCGTCGACGGCATGATCGGCGACGAATACCAGACCGACTCGAGTTTCATCCGGTTGATCTGATAGCCGAAGGTCCCAAGAGCGACCTTTAACCATTCCCCGTAATCCTCGCCGGTCTTCGGAAGGCGAAATGTCCCGTATTCTTCGACCCCGGACGCCGCGGATCCGCAGGCGTAGCCGGTCAGCGTCGCAAGGTCGAAGAACCCGGTCCGCATTTTTTATTCCTCGCCGTCCGTCGCTTCGCCGGTGCCGGCGTCGCCGCCCTTGGGCGTCTTCGCCTTCTTGGGTTTCTTGGCCTTCGGCGTCTTCGCCTTCTTGGGTTTCGGCGTCTTGGTCATGGTTTCCTGACCGCCTTCGTCGGCGGCGTCTTCCGACAGCTGGGCGGCGTCTTTCGCCCAGTCGCCGAACGGCGTTCCGTCCATCGAGTCGGCGAAACGCTCGAGCGATTGCCGATCGACCTTGTCCATTTTCTTAGCTTTGTTCTGGAACCGGCGTTCGGCCGCATGGCGCGCCCAGAGAAACTTCGCCGATTCCTTGGTCACGCCCAGGTCGTCGACCATTTCGTCATAGACAGCGTTCATGTCGCCGCGGCCGGACGCCGCTTCCTCGCGCATCCGTGCGTTTATTTCGTCCAGCCGGTCGAAATATTGCTGGGCGTCGTCATTGCTGAAATCGTTAACGGCGAGTTGGTCGCCGGCTTTTCCGCGCTTTGCCATTCGTCTTCCTTTTTGCTTTGGTTTTCGAGGCTTCGACGAAGTCCGCGTCGGTCAGGATGCCCCCACTGACCGAAACAAAACGATCGATGAATTTTCGTCGGATCGGCTCGCCGCGTTCGGCGCGGTAAACCAGCGCGGGCGAGGACCAGACCTTCGAAGCGACGTCCGGGACCGAAAGCCCCGCGTCGCGCCGCCACTTCTCGACGGCGTTAAATGTTTTGTCGATCATGCTGGGGAACGTAAAATTATAAACTTGCAAAAGCAAACAATTTAGAAAATTCTCCGGACCATGACGCCAGCACGTCGCCGACTCGCCCGGAAGGTCTGGGCGCGCATAAAAACCGCCGTCATTGTGTCGGCCGCGATCGCCGCCGTCGCCGGCGTTTGGGTCGCTTGCGTCATCGCGTTCGTCCGCCTTGTGATCTGGGCGGCCCGATGAGAACCCCGACCGAGCGCGTCGCGCTTTATGAATTCTGGATCCAATCGCTGAAGATCCTTCTCGAGCATCATTGCGAATCGCTGAAGGAAGCGAAGCGCCGCGGGATCGATATCCCCCATATTCCCGGCGATCCCCAATGCGGGTTCTTCCGCGCGCGGCTTGTTCGCGGCGGACCATGGGTCGTCGCCCGGATCTATCTCGCCCAGCCCGTGAACCGGCGCGGCGAGCTCGCCGGCGACGAAGTCCTGAAATGTGAAATCGCCGGCGTCGAGTATGACCCCGACGCGCAATGGTTGTTCCTTTGCGATCGGCCGATTTCCGAAGCCGAGTTCCGATATGGAGTCGGCTTCCGCAAATGGTCCGAAGATCAGCGGATCCATATTCCGAAGCCTGACCGCGCGGTCGACTGGATGAACGCGCCGTCCCCGACCTTTACCAAGCCGAAGCGGCCGCGCCGCGGAACATACAAACGAAGGTGAGCCCCATGACAGACGACCGCGTCCCGCCGCGCGACCATAACCTTCCCCCGGCCGAACAGCCCTTGACCATGGATCCGGCCGCCCTCGAGGCTTTGCGCGCCGCGATCGCCGAAGAATATTCGGACGTCCTGTCGACCATGAATCAGCGAATCAAGGCGTTCGACGCCCTCCCCTTGGCGATCGTGTCGAAGGAAGACGCCGGGAAGGCGGACGACCTTTTTAAGATGATGAGGACCGCCAAGAAACGCGCCGACGAATGTCGGAAGGCGGCGACCGAACCCTATCGGACGCGCGAGTCCCTCATAAACGCCCTGTTCGAAGCGCCCATGTCGCGCCTTGCCGAGCTCCAAAAGACGATCAAAGCGCGCGTCCAGATCTTCATGGATGCAAAGGCGACCCGGGAACGCCTCGAGCGTGAAGCCGCGGCCGCCCGGGAACGCGAGGAAGTCCAGCGTCGCGAGCAAGCCGCCGCGGCCGCCGAAGCCGAACGCGTCCAGCGCGAGAAGGACGCCGACGCCGCCCGCGAACGCGAACGCAAGGCGCGCGAGGAAAAAGAGGAAGCCGAACGGATCGCGACCCAGCTGAAGGCGGCCGCGAAGAAACGGATCGACGACGACGCCGAACGGGCGCGCCTGAAGGCATTGGCGGACGAAGCGAAGTCCCGCGCGCGCGAGCTCCGGAAGGATGAACGCGTCGCGCGCGAGGAAGCGGCCGAAGCGACCGAAGACGCCGAACGCCTGGAAGTCGAAACCCAGTTCGAATTCGAAGGCGCCCAGAAGGCGGACAAGCGCGCCGAAAAGGCGGACCGCGCCGCCCAGGCGTCGCCGGCGGAATTGTCCCGGACCCGTTCCGACCTGGGATCCGTGGGATCGCTGACGCGGTCCTGGAAGGTGATCAGCGTCGACACGACGACGGTCGACCTGTCCCGGCTTCGGGGATATCTGCATCCGGACGCGGTCAGCGCCGCGGCTTATCGATACATGATGGACCATCGCTTCGACGCCGGCGGCCCGAAGCTTCCAGGGTGCATTTTCGAGCAAGTCGAAGACGTGTCGGTCAGATGACCAGCAAAGAAGACCGTCAGGCGGTTATCGGACTCGAAAAGACCCTCGCCTTCGAAATCACGAATTTCGTATCGGACCGCCTGAGCATCGAACAGCCGGGCGCGACGGCGCCGGATTTGATAGTCATGATCGCGATCGCCCATGTGTCCGGCCTTCTGATCGCGAAGGCGGACCAGCCGGCGATCCGCCTCGCGTGGTTCCTCGATACGGTGAAGAAAGCCGTCGACTTGGAGTCGGACCCGTGACCGCCGACCCGTCTTGGAATTTGGCCCAGCGGATCGAATTCGAGGTCGACGAATTCGTGAAGTCCGAAAAGCTTCCGACCGGTGTCGCGCCGCAAGTCGACGCCCTGATCGCCCTGTCCTGGGTCGTCGGGCGCGTTCTCGCGAAGGCGGAAGATCCCGCGGCCGCGCGCGAATTCTTCGACAGCGTTTTGACCCAGTACCTTCAAAAACAACACAAAGGAGTCTCCAAATGGCAGACGTCAAAACTTCAGAAACCAAAGTCGCCCCTGTCCAGCAATCCGCGGGCGCGATGGTCCCCTTTCGCCTTCCTATGCCGAAGGAAGCCGCCCATTTCGGGGTAAAGCGCGGCGAGTGGCACGCCTTAGCCGAAGCGATCTTCCCCCTTGCCCGATCGTCGTCGGCGATCCTTCTCGCCCTGTCCTATTGCCGGGCGCGCGGGATCGATGTCTTCAAACGCCCCGTTCATATCGTCCCAATGTGGAACGCGAAACTGAACCGGGAAGTCGAAACGGTTTGGCCTGGGATCACGGAACACAGGATCACGGCGCATCGGACGACCGCTTACGCGGGGAACGACGACGTCGCCTTCGGCCCTTGGGTGAAGGACCAGAAGTTCGAAGCCATGTCGAACCCGAAGCCGCCGAAGAAAGCGCGAAAATATCAGTCGACGGTCACACATCCCGAGTGGGCCCAGATGACCGTTTACAAGATCGTGCAAGGTCATCGGGTCGCCTTCGTCGGTCCAAAGACCTACTTCCTCGAATCGTTCGGCTGGAAGTCCGGCGTCCGCGTCCCGAATGAACGCTGGACCCGCGCGCCCCATCAGATGCTCGAGAAGTGCGCCGAAGCCGCGGCGTTGCGCCGGGCGTTCCCCGAAGAATTAGGCGGTCAGCCTGTCGCCGAAGAAATGGACGGTCAGGTCATAAAGGACGGCGGCGTCATAATCGGGAAGGCGGATCCCGAGCCGACGCGCGCGGACTTCTATTCGACGGAAACCGGCGTCCCCCAGGACGGCGTCGCTTTCGCGGATCCGGGCGAGGATGACGAAGACGAGGGGATCGAAAGCGAAGTCGACGCGACGCCGGCGGACGTCCGCGCCATGGCGGACCGGAAGCCGGACGGTGTCATCGAACGGCCCGGCCTGATCGACGTTAAGGAACGGGAACAGCTTGAAGCCGAGCATAAGGCGAAAGTCGAAGCCCAAGATCAGGTTGACCGCGGCACGTTCTCCAAGGTCGCGCCCTCCCCAGCCGCGTCAGGAAGCCCGCCGGCGGCGTCCGGCGACCCGCGGCCCGAGCCCCCGACGGAAGGCGAGCCGCAAGCCGCGACCAGCGCGAGCGAGGCTTTGCCCCCAGATCAAGAGCCGGACGCGATCGACGAAGCGGCGGCCGCGGAAGGGCGCCTGATCGATACGCTGACCGACGTCGTCGTCCAGGCGATCGAGCGGATCAGGACCGCCCCGACCGAAGCGGCGATCCTCGAGATTTCGAAGCGGGCGAAGTCGGAAATCGAAGCGGCCGTGAAGGTCCCGGCGAGCTCGCGCGGGAAGCTTCGCGCCCAGCTGCAAACCGCGACCCTTGAGCGTCAAAAGTTGATTTCGAAAGGCGGCCGGCGGTGACAAGCGAGCCGATCAGCGCCTTCCCCCTGCAATGGCCCGCCGGATGGAAGCGGACCGAATCCTATCATCGCAAGGATGCGCGCTTCCGGACGGAAATCACGAGTCTGAAGGTGACGTCCGACGGCGACGTTTCAATGAAGACGCGGAAGGGTCTGTCGATCGCCGAAGCGACGAAGCGGATCCTTTACGAGCTCGAGCGCCTAGGCGTGACCCGGGACGATTGCGTCGTTTCGACAAACCTGAAGCTTTCGGCTCGACGCCTTCCCCGCGGCGACCAAGGCGAGCCGCACGACCCGGGCGCCGCGGTGTATTGGAAAACGAAGAAAGCCGGCCGGCGGGTTATGGCGATCGACGCTTATCGGACCGTTGCCGGAAACCTGGGCGCGATCGCGGCGACCCTCGAGGCAATGCGGGCGATCGAACGACACGGCGGCGCGATGATCTTGGAACGGGCCTTCACTGGATTCACGGCGATCGCCGGCCCGCCGAAATGGTTCGACGTCCTCGAGGTTCGGGAAGACGCGACCCCCGAGTTGATAAGGGCGAACTATCGGTCGCGGGCGAAATCGGCCCATCCCGACGCCGGCGGCGATCGCTTCGCCTGGGATCGCCTGAACGAAGCTTTCCAGGAAGCGAAACGCGTGAAAGGGTTCTGACCATGACCGACAACCGATCGCCGGATCCCAGGATGAGCATGACGACGAAGGACGCGGGAACGGTCGCGCCCAAGAAAGTGGAAGTCCAGATCGAAACCCAGATCGCCGCCGTCCGGCGCGAAATCGCCCTTCGGCGCAAGCTCTATCCCGGATGGATCGAAAACCGGCGGTTAAGCCAAAAGGACGCCGACGACGAAATCGCCGCGATGGAAGCCGTTCACGCCACGCTGACCGACGTTCAAACCTTGCGGCATGTCCGGTTCAGCCTGGACGTCCTTCAAGCCGGCGAGCTCGAGGCAACGCGGAAGCGGGTCTTAGGCGAATGACGTTTGTCCTGATCATTGTCCTGAATTTCAGCGGGACCGCGGCAATGACGATCCCTTATCCCGACAAGGCGGCGTGTGAAGCCAAGGCGGGACGGTACGTCCGCGACGCGTTTTGCGTTCCGGGCCCGGCGTCAAGGTGAACCGGCGGGTCGACTCCCGCCGGCGAGCCGATCGGAAACGCTGGGCGGATAAGCCGAGCCGGAAATGGTATCCGACCGCGCGATGGAAAGCCCGGCGCGCCGCCCAGCTGAAGCGCGTCCCATGGTGCGAGCATTGCAAGGCGGCCGGCCGATCGCGGGCTGCGACGGTCGCGAACCACAACCCGCCGCACAATGAGAACGAAAAGGCGTTTTTCACGGGCTCGCTCGAGTCGGTCTGTAAGGAGTGCCACGACTCCCCGATCCAGCGCGCGGAAAAGCAAGGCTTCAGGCGCGACCTGGACGGCGCCGGCTGGCCCGTCGATCCGAACCATCCATTTAACAAATCGAAACGCTAACGCCGCCGCATGGCCTGGGCGGCGCGCCTCGAGCTCGCCATGGCGTCGCCCAGCTTGCCGCGGATCCGCGCCTTCAGCTTCAGCACGTCGACGACCCGACGGACGGCGATGATCGCGATCGCGACGTCCCCGACCAGCCGCGGCCATGGGAAGGCGGCGCCGGGGATCCAGTCCCCGATCAACCATATCCCGTGAACGAAATAAGCGGCGCCCGCGATCGTGATCAGCGCGCCCGGGAAGAACGCCCGATAGGCGGGATCTTCGGACCGCATGATCGCGAAACAAAGCGACATGGTCAGAAGGGCGAGCCCGTCGACCGCCATGTAACAATAGGCGGCGAAATACCAAGCTGAACCGGTCATCGTTCGGATCCTCCGGATTGCCCCCTGATCGAACGCCAAAGGCGGTCCACCGTTCCGACGGGGTCGTCTTTCAGCCGTTCAAAGAATTGGTAAACCGCGGACCAGATCACTTGTCCGAACGCGCCAAGAAGCCATGCCACGACTCCGTAATAGTCGTCGGAAACCATCCAATAGAGACAGATTGCGACGACCCAATAATAAGCCGTCAGCTGACCGACCAAAAAGCAAGAGACAATTTCGATCCATGGCGGCCGGCGGATCAGGATGACGACGAAGGTCCCGATCGCCGTAGCTTTGGCGATCGCCGTTTCGTCCGGCGTCAACAGGTGAAAACTATCCACTTGGCCCCCGACGCGAAATCAGCCGCCTGCACAAGCTTTTATCTGATCGTCGTCGACCCGCAAGCGATCGGTTAGAAGTTGGTAGGCGCGCCAATAGAGCGACGACAGGGTCCAGATCGCCAATGGATCGGCGCGATCGACCTTCGCGAAATCTTCCTTCGTCGGGACCTTCTCGATCGGCGGCCGTTTGTCCTCGCAATTTCGCTGGACGATCCGTTCGACCGTCTTCGTCACGACGACCGGGTCCGGCCATGGAAGTTCGGGCGCCTTGGTCGCGCAAGCGGCGACGGCGAGGAAGATCGCGACGGCGAGGATCAGCCCGATCGCGACCGTGATCCAGTCGACCCGCCGGCGCCGCGTCACATTGCCCCCCGTAATAGATCGACCGACGCCGAACAGGCTTCCGCCGGCGCCGGCGGCGCGCGCTTCGCGATCGCGTCGACGGTCGCCCGGACGGCGGCCGTGACCGCGGCGCCCGCCTTCGCGCGATCGTCCGCGCGCTTCGCCGCGGCCGCGGTATCGTCGGACAGCTTCCGAATGTCGGCGCCCTGCATTTTCAGCGAATCGTCGAGCGTCGCGACGTTCGCGTGACACGTTCCGACGTTGCGCTGTTCGGCGCCGAGTCTCGATTGAAGATCCGTCTTGTCGCCCTCGAGGGCGCGAATCGTCGCCCGGTGCTCGATCCCGTCCTTCAGCGCGACGCCGGAAACGACGACCAGCGCGATCCCGAGCCCGATCGCCCAGATCCGCGGAAGGACGGACGGGATCCCGATCATCCGCCCGTCGCCCCGAACCATGCCGCGGCGAGCGCGACCAGCGCCCCGAACAAAAGGAAGCCGGCGATCGCGTACCAAAGGCGGACGTGCGCGTTCATCGTCCCGTTTCCCCGTCGTCGATCGCGACTTCGATTTCCCTGAAGGACAGCGGCAGTTTTTTGACCGCCCGACGCGCGTTCGCCTTGGACGAATAAGCTTCCGATCCGTCGGCGAGGATCCGCCCGTTCGCCGATTGAAGCCGCCAGAAGAATTGCGCGACGTCCGGCCCGCCAAGCGGCGGTTTCCGTTTCAGCCTTCGATAGATCGTCAGGCGATAAGGCTTCACGCGATCAGCGGTCCTTCGGCCGCGGTACGATCGACGACGACGATCGACACGGTTTCGCCGCGGACGATCGCGTCCCGGACGACCGGATAAAATTTGCGATAGGCGACTTCCGACTGACGAAGTTCGTCCCCGTCCCGTTCCATCCCGACCAGGACGCAACCGTCCGTGTCCGCGATCGTGTTCCCGCAATGGACCAAAATATATTCGAAGCCCGGGACGTCGCGGATCCAAAGCATCCCGCGATGGAACGGATCTCCGAAGCGTTTCAGATATCGCGCATGGAAGCCGCCGACGGTCCGAAGCTTGACGGGATAAGTCCCGCGCGGGATTCGCGTTTCGCCCGGGATCTTCGGCGAGTGGTGCGCGTCCTCGAGCGTTTCGCAAATCTTCGCGCCGCCATCGATCGACAGCTGACCGCCGGTCGCCTTCGCGCTTTGCCAGATTCGGTTAAGCCTGATCAGCATCGGCGGACATTGCCCGCACTAGGCGGCTTTGGGAAGGATGATTTGAGCGCGTCGCGGCATGAAGACCCGCGGATGATCGGCGTAGGGCGCCGGCGCGCTGAAGGTCGTCACGCCGGAAATATGCGGTTCCTTGCAATCCGTTTTTTCCCGGATGAAGGGGACATAGAACACAAGATTCCGCGGACGGATGAACAGCGGCGAGATTCGAGCGGCGCCCAGCATTAACATTTCATTGTCGGCCAAACCGACGTTCCATAACGCGCAATGAGCAATGCGGCCATTGAAGAATTGAAGACGACTCCCGACGTTGTAGGTACAGGCGACGTTGACGCGATTATAGGCGTTGATCGTTCCGCCGGCGGTCGTGTTTGTGCCCTTGTTCGCGCCCATGAAGAACGCCGATCGACTCGCCGTCGTGTTGAAGACGCCGCCGGCGTGTTGCCATGTCCCAGCCGTATAGCCCGCCGTCGTGTCCGCAAAACTGGCGCCCGTGTGTTCAGCGCGGACCGGATCGCCGGCGACCGCGCCCGCTATCGATATCCGAATTCGGGTGCTCGCCGCGTTGTTCGTCGACAGGATTGTTTGCGAAACGGTCTGACTGTCAGAATTGAACCAAGCGACCAGCGTGCAAGGCGGCCCGGTGATCAGCGTCCCCAGATATTCCAGCGCGTCGTCGACGCCGTCGAAGTCCCAGGACATGCCCTTACGCCTCGACGATCTTTCCGGAAATGAATTCGGCGTCGTCCGCGCATGTGTCGTTTGCCACGTCGCGGACAACCCGCAAAATGAACAGGTCGCCGGCCGCGATCAGATCCGCGTCGCCGTTCGCGACGGTGACGCTTGTCGTCGTGATCTTGCCGGCCGTCCCCGAAACCGTCGCCGCGGTGATCGTCGACGCGGTGTCGAAGGCGTAGGAATCGACGTCCTGATTCGCATCGTTCAGCCGCGCAAAGGCGACGGTCCATCCGATCGTCCCGGACGTCGCCGTCGTCGCCATCCATGACAGGCTGACGATCAGCGATCCGCCGGCGTAACTGTCCGGCATCCTCAAAAGGAAGTAACAGGTTTCGCCTGTCGTTTGATCGAAGTCGATGACCGGCAAGAGATTCCGCGCGTCGAATTGCGGATAGTTCGCCGTCGGAAGCATAGCTTCGAACGCCGAAAACGTGATGAACGGCGCCGCGCCGGCGCCGGCGTCGCCCTCGGTCCCTTCGGAAAGGACTTCGACCAATGCTTCCAGTTCGTCGATCGCGTCCTGGACGTTGACCGCGGTCAGCCCCGACGCGGTGTTGTCATACGCGACGTCGATCGCCGGACAGCATCCGCCGCCATCGCCGGACGTCGCCGCGGAACCGGTGATAATGATCGACCCCAGCGCCGCCAGGGTGCCGTCCGTCGCCCCTAAGTCGTATTGCGCCCGAACCCAGTAGAACCATTCTTCGCCGGCGTTGACGCCCGCGTGAAGAAAAATGTCGCCGAAAAACACAGCGCGAAATTCGGCGTCAGCGATGACGTCCGCGGGATCCAGCGGCGTTTGACTCGAATAGATTTCATACCAGCTGAAGTTCGCGGCCTCATATTCGAACGTGCTGATCCGGACCTGAACCGCGCTCAAAGCTCGACTTCCTCTAGCGTTCCGTCGGGCGCGTCAGTCGTCGGGTCTTCGCCCGAAGATCCGGCCCATGGGACGGGACCGTTAAATTCGGCAAAAATCCCGTTCCCATAAACCGCCGACACTTGCGCGACGCGAAAACGAAGGTCCGACACGGCGGCGCCGAAATCGGCGACCTGCATCGGCTTTGTATAGAGGAACGACTCCTGGGTCGCTTGCGCCTCCCGTTCGATGACGGTCCCCAGGCTATTCATGATCCGGATCGTGTAAAGCTCCGTCGCTTCGCCCAAGACGCCCGAGTCCAAGCGCGAACGGCGCGTCCATCGAAGGATCAGGTCCCCGCCGGTGTCGCCGTCGATTTCCAAGTCGACAGGCGAATAGGGTCGCAAGCCGACCCCGGTGTTCGTGAACAAAAGCGGGTCGTAAAGGTCCGACGAATGAAGGACCGAAACGCCCTTATAGGCGCGCTCAAGATTCAGGTCAGGCGTCCCGAAGTTTCCGCGCGCGGTCGCCGTCGTCGACAGCTGAACAAATATTTCGCTGGAAGCATGAAGTCCCGTCGCATACTCGGTGCCGCGGAGTCCGCGCTTCAGGTGCGTCAGACGGTAGGTCGTCCCCGATATGAACGTCGCGGTCCCCCATTGGATGATTTCGCCGTCGACCGTCGGATCCGCGGGGCCGACATAGGCGACATTCGCCCCGGCTTCTATCGCTTCGTCGTCGGCGGATTCGAGCGTCAGCCCTTCATGACGAAGTTCGACGTCCAGATAGTTCACGTCGTCAAATGATCCGCCCGACCCACCGGAGTCGATCCCGGTTTCTCCGGACGGCAATGTGTTGAGACAGTCGCCCGCGTTCGACTGAACCCCCATCGTGTTGATCACGGTGTAATCATGGGCGATCGAAATCGCCCGTAAAATTGCCGCGCCGCGCCATCCGGTTTCGGAACCGACGACGCCATAATAAAAACCGGGATTGTCGTCCGCGTCCCGCATCAGCGGAACGTCCAAGAGGATCAATTCGGTCAGACCTGGAAATTCCATTTCATTGTCAGGCGACGCCGCGGACGTCCCGACCTGTTCGGACGAATAGAGCTCCGAGCGTTCCCGCTTTAACTCGAGCTCGATAATCCCGTTCGCGCCCAGCGTCCGCGCGACGATTCGAAACGGTTCATAGCCGGCCGGCGTTTCGAACAAATAGACCCGGCCGACATGGACGTCGATCAGGCGTTCCGTCGTCGGTGCCTTGGCGGTCTGGGTGATCATCCACGATTCCCAAAGCGCGCGGTCAGCAAGCGCGCGCGCTTCGTCGACGGTCAGCGACAGCGCAAGTTCGAACGTGACGTTCGAATCCGCCGTCCCCGCCGCCCGGCGCGCCGACTGGGCGTTTTCCTGGAAGTCGCGGTCCGGGTCCATGAAGACGATCGTCGCTTCGCTGGGAAGGGCGATCGTCGGCGCGCGTTCGAAGCTGATCGGGTCCGGCCTGTCATCGCCGAAGGCGTGACCGCCCAGGTCGTCGGTCGAAATAATCCCGACGACGTCATCGTTCCGGAAGACGCTCCGCAGATATCCGCCGTCGTCGACGATATCGAAGTTCCCCGCGAAGGTGAGCGGCGCCAAGGCTTGCGCGGCGGTCATGACCCGCCCGATCGCGTAGCCGCGAAGCGGAAGGTCCGACAAGCAATCGAAATTATAAAGGTCCGACGGGATCCCGCCCAGCGCGACGATTTCTTCGACGGCGGTCTGGAATGTTTCGGCCGGGTTCGCTTCGATCAAAAATTCCAGGTTCGGAAGGACGTTCCCGAAGTCCGTCAGCAATAAGCCCTGAAGGACGGCATGCATCGAACCCTTGTAGGCCGGCACGTTGCCGACCCCGCGGACCGACTCGAAGTAAGGGTCCGGTTCCTGATCAAAGTCGCCGGGATAAAACCGAAGGTTCGCAATCACGGCGGCGTCGAGCCCGCCCTTCAGTGACAGGATCGCGTTAAGCGCCGCGCATTGCGTTTCTGAAAACCGTTCCGGACAGTCCTCGAGGAACAGATCGGCGTCATAAATCAGCTTGCCGTTCGCCCAGATCTTTTTCAGCCGTGAGTTTGCGCGCCCCTCGCCCAAAAGGACGTCGACGTCCGTCGTGTAACTGTACGTCGTGACCGTCGGACCGCCCTTCGCGGATTCTTCCTTCGCGTGTTCGGTCAACCCGGTCGAGTCGATGACGTTCCCGGCGACGCGGATATCGGTTCCATAAAGCCGCGTGATCGCGCGACCGTATGTCGAAACCTGGACCTTAAGATCAGTGAGCCGCGGGCCCTCGATCTTGACGGGAAAGATCGCGTTTATGATCAGCGTCGCCGCAATCGCGATCGCCGCCTGGATTGCGAGGTTCACAAGAATCGGAACGACGACGGCCATCGGTCAATAACTCACATTTGGAAGCTTCCAGAACGACGAAACCCGATTCCGCCATTCCTGGGTGAAGCCGTGTTCGACGACCTTTCCGACCAGCTGGGCGGCGTGAATCAGCGTCGGACGCTCTTGGAACGTCGCCGTCAAAGCAAGGTGCATCGGCAAACCCGGCCGCCATTCGATCCAAGCGACGAAGGCGTCGTCGACATGGGCGCGCGGATCGATCGTCGTCGGGATCAGCAAGGTTTCGAGAAGGGCGCCCATCCGCCGCGGGTTCGGCGTCCTCGCGTAAGTGTCGAATTCCCGTTGTAGGTCCATCGGGACAAACGCGAGCCCGAGTCCTTCGCTGATGCCGCGTATTAGCCCGACGCAATCGCAAGCCCGGCCGATGGTGCATCCGCGATGCTTGAACGGCGTTCCGACCCATCGCCGCGCTTCCATAACGACGTCGGCGGCGTCAGCTTTGTTTGACATTTGGAGACCTGATTATCGCGTCCTGTCCGGGGACATGGGGAAACCCGCCGAACCGATCGCCATTGCCATAGATTTCGACGCATGTCGTGAAGTCTTGCGCGCAACCCGGCATCAGTTCGAACGTGTCGCCGGCTTCCGGGACGTGTACGGTTTGCGCCCATAAAACGACCTGACCCGTCGCGAAGTCGACGCTTTTCGTTTCTGTCGTTTGTCCGGCATTGACGCCGGTCAGCCAAAGGATCCGGCCGTCGGCGAATTGTGCCGGAAGGTCGCCCGAGCTCGGGACTTCCCCCGTCCCCGACCCGATCGGTTCCGACGCAATCACGGCGAGGAATGTCCCGCGGTTCAGCCCCGACGTGACCGTTCCCGCGATCGCGAACGACGCGACGTCGACGCCGCAGCGCGAGTCGCCGAATTTCCAGCGACATTGCGGCGTGACAGACTGGACGACGGGACGCTGATCCAGCCGCGCGCCCGGACCCAAAACTTCCATTTTGTAACCGCGCGCGCTTTGGGAAATCTTCCCGACCCAGCCGGCGCCAAGACGCCGCGGGACGTCCAAGCCTTCATACGGGACGCGCCATATCTCGACGAAGGCGTCGTCGAAAAGCCCCCCATAAAGGTCCGCTTCGTCGACCGCGCCCGCCGCGAGAAGTCCGGAAATCTCGGTCGACCCGACGTCACTCAAATCGCCGAACGCTTGCAGCGCCGACGGCGTCAGAGAATTGCACGTCAAATAGTCTTCGCCGCGGAATTCGAAGTCCCGGTCTAGCGTCGTGAAGCGGAACGTCAGGTCGTCCCGGCGGACGATCCGGACGCATTGAGTCCAGTTCGTCACGCAAGGCGGATAGACAAAATCGACGCCCGACTCGCAATCCGTGTCGGTTTCGATATCGGCTTCGCCTTCGTAAAAGATCAGAAGCAACCCGTCAGCGCCCAAGCCCCCGACCCCGAGTCTTGGATTATTGCCAAACCCGCCGCCGCCGCCGCCGCCGCCGGGAAACCCGCCGTTTCCCCCGCGTCCCGGGTTATCCGCCGACGTGTCGAGCCGGCCGCCGCCGCCGCCGCCGCCGCCCGCGGGGACTGTTCCGTTCGACAGTTCCGCCCAGCGCGCCGACGCGGTCGTCGTCCAGGTGAACGGGGATTCCATCCATGTGTCAGTCGGAAGCGTCAGGATATATTCCCAGCTTGCGCCGGATCCGCCGTCGGTCCCGTCCGTCGACGTTCGCCCGCCGCCGCCGCCCCCGCCGCCGGTGTCCGGGTCGCCCGGCCCGCCGTCGACCCCGACGCCGGCCGATCCCGCCCCGGTGCCGTGGTAGCCGACCCCGCCGGCGGCGCCATCGATCCCGGCCGCGGCGACGCCGTCCGTCGCCTGACTTTCGTCGGGATCGCCAAAGTCCCCGCAAGCCCCGCCGCCCCCGCCGGCGCCCCCGTTGACCTGACGCCCATCGCCGCCGCGCGTCCCGCGGGAAGTATGCGGTCCAGGCGCCCCGCCGCCGCCGCCGCCGCCGCCGGCGAAGTCGCCGTCCCCGCCGCGGTTTGATGACGCGAGGCTTCCCCCAGATCCGCCCATTCCGCCGATCCCGGCGACGCCGCCGGCCGTTGCGCCGGCGTCGGCCGTGACGAGCGTCGTCGCAAGTGACGCCGTCCGGACGCGGGTTCGGTTTGTTGCGACTTTCCCGCCGCCGCCTAAGCCGACGTCACAGACCCAAATTTCGCCGGCGACGCCGCCGACGTTGATCGCTTCAGAGAATTGTCCGCCGCCGCCGCCGCCCATCGAAGACAGCGCGCCGGCCGGCTGTGTCCCGCCGTGCCCGCCCGGACCCCAAGCCCAAAGGCGACACGCCGCCCCGTCCCAATCATCCGGAAGGGTGAAGGATCCGCTTGTTCGAATTATGCGAAGCTTCAGAACCACGTCAGCACGGGCGTTTTTCCCAGAACGACAGACCAGCCGCGCCGGTCGTTTCGTAGGCTTTCACAATTTGTTCGAAGGAATCGTCGGCTTCGAAGCGCGTTGGCACGTCAAACAGAAAACCCGCGGTCACGACGACCGCAAGACCCGGCGGCGTGTCGAACGTGAGCGTCCCGCCCTCCCGGTCGACTTCCCAGTCGGTTGACGGACTCGCGACGCCGTCCAAGGCGACGACAACCGTTTCGACGACGGGAAGAGTCAGAAAACGAGTCTTCGAAAACGCCCCGCGCGTGTAGGTCTTCGAAAAGAGGAAGGTCGCTTCAGCGCCGTCCCCGACGCCCAAGACCTGATCGACCGGCGACAGCGCCGGAACCTTGTTCGCCTTGGTCAGCCGAACGCTTGCGAAGTCGAGCGGATCCCGGAACGGAAACGACCGGTGCGGCCCGTCCGTGATCCACCAATGTTCGCGAAGATCTTCGATCGTTTCATGACAGCGAACGATTTCAGGCGCCGAAAACCGGTGGAGCGGTTGAATCCAGTTCCGGTTCGCTTGTTCCGCGCCGCCGCCCGAAACCGCGATCGTCGTCGACGTCCGCGGCGACGAAATGAACGGATAGCTTCGGATATTTTCCGGAAGGTACAGGTCGATAAACCCGTCCATTCATGCCCCCTGCAATTCCCGCTTCGCCTGTCGGGCGATCTGACGTTGCGTCCTCATAAACGACGACGCGTCGTTCGCCCGGATATTGAAGTTCTGGAAAATGTTCGTCGCGCCGCCGCCGCCGGCGACCATGTCCTGTGAGTCCCCGTTTGAAAAGACTGTGACGCCCTTCTTTCCGCCGAACAGCAATTCGGTCCCCTTCTCGCCGGCGGTCGCCCACTCGCCCGGCGGGACAAAGCCGCCGGCGGAATTTGCCGGGAAGCCTTGCGGCCCAGGCGTCCAGTTTCCCGACCCCGCGTCGAACTTCGCGGACCCGCCGCCCATAAAATTCCCGCCCAGTGCCGAAAGGGCGCCCTTCGCCAAATCCCTCAAAAGTCCGCCCGCCTGTTCGACGTGCGGTGCGACGAAGGCTTCGAACAGCATGTCGCGGATCGCCTCGCGAATCCCGCCGAAGGTGATCTTCCCTTCCTTCGCCATTTTCAGAAGTTCGCTTTCGACGCCGTCGAAGAAACCGTCGAAAACGTCGCCCATGCGCTCGGTCGCGACGATCTGTTCGGCCGTCGTCGACTTGACCAAATCCAGCAATTCGGTCTGAAGCGATATTTCCTGATCCAGCCGTTCCATGGCGGCGACGTCGCCGGTGAGTTCGGCTTGTGTCCGATCAAGGTCCAGCTGGGCGATCCGTTCCTTCGTCGCCAGTTCTTGATCCAGAAGGTCACGCCCCGCGGCCTGGGTTTCCTTTTCCATCCGCGATTGACCCAGCCCGAAGTCGCCGCGCGCGCGCTTCAGGTCTTCGATATCGCGTTCCGTCCCGCGAAGATTGATTTCCGACTGGATCGTCGCCAGCCGTTCTTCGGCCTGCCATTGCGCGACGGCCGCTTCTCGAGCTCGAGTGTGGGCGCCCCCAAGGTCGTCGAGCGAAGCCTTCAGCCGATCCATGGCGGCCGCCGCCGTATCGCTGACGTCGGCCAATTTCGCGTTGTCCTCGATTTGCGCTTCGATCTTCGCGCGAAGTTGGTCATAGGCCTGATCGACTGTCGCGATCTTTTCGTTCAACGGATCGAGGGATCCGGACGCGAACCGGCGGACCGCCAGATCGCTTTCGGCGACGTCGCGCGTGAATTCTTGCGCTTCCTTCGCGAGCCCGGCGAGTTTCAGCCCTTCGATCCGCTCGCGAAGCGTTGCGAGGTCGTCCGCCCAGACCTTCGTCTTGACGCCGGCGTCTTCGGCTTTCTTCACCATTTCGTCGATCTGGGCGTTCAGATCCGCGGCCGCGGCGACCGACTTCGGAAGTTCGGCCTTCCGGAACGCCGACGAAATCTTTTCGCCCATCTGGCGAAGATCCGTTTCGAAGGTCTTCTTTCCGCCCAGGACGTCAGTCGGTTGACTAAAGACGGGCGTCGCCGGCTTCGGCCCGGCGCCGCCGCCCGTGGTCGCGAGCTCGATCGGCGCCTGGATCGGCTTGTCTTCGAACATTGAACGAAGGTCGTCCCACATTTCGCGGGCGGTCGTCTTCGCGTCTTCCCACGCCTTTTCGAAATCGCCGTGAAGGATATCCTTGACCGACTTCCAGAAGATCGTCAGCGCCGCGACGGCCGCGGCGATCGCGGCGACCCAGCCCCAGGTCACGACACTGATCGCGCCGATCGCGAGCGCGGCGGCCCGGACGACCGGGATCACGACGGCGAGCGCGCGCATGAACCCGCCGACGATCGTCAACAGCGGACCAAGCGCGGCGGCGAACAGCCCGACGACGACGACCGTTTCCTGAAGCGGCCCGGGAAGCGCGTTAAAGCCCTCGCCCAGCGTCGTCAGAAGCGCGATCACGGGCGGAAGGATCTTCAAGAGTATCCCGCCGACGATTTCCGTCAGTTCGCGCCATTGCTGATTCAGCGCCGCGTTCGGCGTCGCGTCGCGAAGCGCCTTCGCCGCGCCGCCGTAAGCCTTCTCGAGCGCGCCCAAGATGATCGCTTGCGCCTCGACCCCGCGGCCCGACGCGACCAGCGTCTTGATCTGATTCTGTTGCTGGGTCGTGAATTGCACGCCGGCGCGCGTCAGCGCCGTGATCCCTTTGATCGGGTCGTTCAGCGCGCGCCCGACGGTCTGGGTCGCGTCGACCAGATCCTTCCCGGTCCGCGCCGACATGTTGACGATCGCAAGCTGGGCCTTGTCGAAGACGTCGCCGACGACGTCCCCGAATTTCAGAAGGTT